GCTACCGGTTTTCCATTTGTGGTCGAATGGTGGTACTTAAGCGAACATCGGGCTTGGTTATGCGTTGAACGGGGCGAGAAGCAGGGATATATTGGTAAGAGTGGTCCCGGTGACAGGCTGGTCAAGGCGGAGGGTTCCGGAGACAGGAACGTAAAGGAGGGATACCCGGGAGAGGAGGCTGGGAGAAACATTATTGGTCGCAGTGTGAATTGTGCAGTTGGTGGCGACGGCATTTCCGAGGGCGGTGAGACCGGTGCCTGAGACGCGGACGGAAAGCAGGTACTTTCCCTTCGGGACAGTGAGGGTGGCAGTAGGCTCATCCCATCGGATGTAGTTAGTGCCGGGTCCCTGGAGGCTGGCACCCACCCACGGGGCGGTCAACGATCCGGTGGTGGAAGCCACGTTCAGGGAAGTATCCGGAATGAGTGGTTTAGCGATCGGGCCGAAGAATCGGATGTTGTAACGGAGGCGGAGGACAACATCGACCGACTCGGTACCGGGGGAACCGTTGGAGACAAGCAGGAAGAGACCGTTGTTGGCGTCATTAGCGTCGAGGTCGACGATAGGCTTGTTCTTGTTGTAGCTGCTCGCCCAGGAGGCGAAGACGACGGCCCTGCGATTGGAGTCCAACTGGAGTCGTTGAGATTCGGATGGACGGCCACGAGCTTCAACGGTGTTCAGTAGGGCTTCGGCTTGAGCTGGAATCTGGGCGGGATCGCCGTTCGGGAGGTGCCTGATGATGACATAATTCTTAGAGAAGGCGTTACCGGTCGTTTCGGCCTCGAGAGCCATCGTGCCGCGCCAAGAGTCGAACTGGCGTGCGACGGACTGGAGGCGGGGGGGGGAGAGGGGATTGACCGGGATCTGAGCGAGGAGTTGACCAGGAGTGGAAGAAGGGGGAATGGTGACGGTGAGAAGTCGCTCAGTGTCTCGGAAATGAACCTCTGACATGTTAGGGCGGGGGCGGGCTGTTCTCTGCTTTCGGGACTTCACCGGACGCTTGGGCTTGTTGTTAGGCCCTGGCTGTTTCCGGGGTCGGGCAGTGAAGACCATGGTTTTGCGGGGGGTGTTCATGTTTGTGCGGATTTGATTGAAGTATGAAAGGTTAATGACCCCTAGAAGAGAGTGTTGGCGATGGCAGTGAGTCCCCTCTTGAACATGCGCTTGCCTTCGCGATTGTGCTTGCCCTGGGTATGTGCGAGTTTGTTGTTGCCGGGAGTCTTGTAGAAGATTGCCTCGTGCTGAGAGAGTTCATTAAACGGGATTTCGCCGCGGGAAAAGCGTGCAATGAAGGAGAAGAGCACGTCGAAATCGGAAGTCACTCTGGTATTGTTCCAATGGTGAAGCGAGTTGACGATGCACATGTTGTTTCCGGCATCGATGTCAATCGGTTTCAGGGTTCCGGCGAGGGCGGCAGCGTAGTTGTCATAGTCCTCTTTGCTGTTGTAGGCACGAGAGGTGATCTTGGCGGCGATACGGGCGAAATCCAGGGCGACCCCGCGAGGTGACACGAGGAAGGAGACGAATTGACCGACGGCGGAAGAATTGGGTTTGAACTGGAAACCGCACTGCTTGTTGTACCTGTTGAGACGCTCCATGTTGAATGCGACGTTGGGTCCGCGGGCTAGCGAGTCATCACCCTTGATATACAGTTTGTCGAAGTCAGTCATCACATCTAGGCAAATCGCTAGATTGAAGAGACAGTTGTCGATGAGGGTGTGAGGTGCACCAGAATCTTTCTTGTCGTTAACGACAAGAGAGGACTGGGCCGCGCAGATACGTCGGGTCTTGAGCTGCTCACAGAAGTACGAGACAAGCTTGGCTGGGCAACCGATCCGGATGAGGGCTCTCTTGAGAATCTCGCGTGTCAGGTTGTTCTGGTTGGAGTCGAACTTGGTCCAGTCATTGTCGATGTAGCGTTCGCCTTCCACCGTGTCTTTCTCGAGAATGGCCATGACCTGTATGTCCGACATCTGGGAGAGGATGCGAACAGTTCCCTTGGATTGGTTGACGAGGACTTGTTCGAGAAGACGGGTCCAAGGGGCCATGATGAGATTGAGTGTCTTTTCCCAAGCGGAGATGCCCTGTCCTGCTTTGTCGGCTTCCAAGGGGTCTTTGCCAAGCATCGGTTTCTGCTGGGCCTTGAGGAAGGACTTGACGAGGTTGACGGATTGGTCGGTCCAAGAGTTGATTTCCTTCAATTTGGAGATGTCGTGTCCGCGCTCTTGCATCTTCTCAATGGCTTCCAGGAAACATTGGTGGTGCGCGTTCTGCGGGAGTTCCCAATTGAAATGCTCTTCGACGCGATTGAAGAGTTCTTGGGCGAGGGGTTTGCAGGTTTCGTCAGTCAGGTTCTTGGTGGAATGGGTGAGCCGCTCGAGGTTTGTGCGCAGAAGGAGATGACTCTGATGCCCTCTGGTGACCATAGTGCGTTGGGGGGCCTTGAATCTGTACACTTTGTGGGGCTTGGATTCGAACTGCTCTTCATCACCAAGAGCGGCAAGCCTGATGGTACCCTTGGCGTCTTTCCCGGTTTCGAGTTGGGTGGAAGTGACGGAGATTTCTTCACGGGGGGCGATGACGGGGTAGTATTTGTCCAGAACCAAGCAAGCGGTGCCGACCTCGGATTTGCAAAAGGAGTAAGGCGTGACTTTCGGTGCGGTTTCTTCCATAACTACTCCTTTGGGCATCGGGGCGGCGTCGACAGCCTGAAGATCCACATTCGACTGGTCAGCGGTGAGGTTGAGCGGGGTCTTGTCGTTGATGAATGTGGTCAGGTCCCCGTTGGGGGAGGAGTCCTTGATGAAGAGGTTGGTGGTATGTCTTGTAAGCCCGACGATCAGGTGATTCGGGCTCTTGCGAATCAGTTGCTCCTCTGCGTGAGTGCCGGAATAGTGGAGGATGACACTAGGGAAAGTCTGACCCTGGCACTCGTGGACGGTGAATGCATTTTTTCCGGCGAACTGCTCGATCTGGCTTTTGCAGAGCTGGGTGAAGCAGACGTTGACGGCCTGATCATTCTTGAAGTTGGCGTTGACGTGGTTGATGGATGCGTTGCGTTTGGATTCCGAGGAGATGCCGGGGTAGGCAGCGCGGATGATTGGGAGGGCCGCAATGTCTTGCGGGCACCTTTTGGTGGTCGTGATGTGATGACGAGGGATTGCCGGGAGAAGAGCCTCCAACATGGTGACACCTCGCCAGAGACCGGAGAAGTCAACATGTTGGATCTGCTTTGGGTCACCAACGAGGAGCACCTGGTGCTCAGCGGCGATGAAATTAATGTAAGCGATCGGGAGCGTGAAGGCTTCTTCGACGATGACCAAGGCCCATTTCTGCTTCTTGAGTGCGCGGAGTCCAGTGTGCATGGTGGCAGCTTGGGACGGTGCCTTGAGCTCCTTCTCGTACTTGTCGGCGAGAGCGCGGGTGGGGCAGAGCACAAGCACTGGACCCGAGGGAATGGTGGCCGGGATAATGTCGTTGATGACCATGCCTGTTTTGGCCCCACCGGGGACACCGGTGAGCGCAAACATGTTCTCTATATGGAGTTTTGTCGGTTTGCGGAGGACGAGTTCGTCGTGGCACTCTTAAGGGCTATCTTAAGCGGTTTCGCGTCGGCTTTCTCAGAACCCTGGAGACACTCGCGCACCAGGATCTGGTGCTGCTCTTCGGCGAGGTAGACCGGGCCGATGCCTGGATCCACGTTCACGGGTTTGTTGAATTTGAGAGCCCAGTCAGGGGTGATGCGACCGAGCGGTGTCGTGGGAGCGACCTGGTGTTCCTGGGCATGGACGATCTCTTTCAGGGTTTGTTCCGCTTCCGGAAGGGTCTCGATGTTGTAGGAGAAGAAAACCTCTTCATCGAACCCGCACTCTTTGAACGTGTCGTGGCGGTGGTAGTCCTCAAAGAAAGAAAGAGTGCACCGGTGGAAGAGGTTGGACGTTGATCGGGCAGCCTTGGCGTCTGGTGCGTGGTGGTGGAGGATGTTGAAGGTTTGACAGATCCAACCGTAGATCTCTCCGAAGAGGCTACGTTCGGCTCCGATCTTGTCCATGTGGGCGAAGGCGGCATCGATGATGTGAGCGTCGAAACGGCGTTGGTAGGCAGAGAGGATATAAACCGACACGCAGATGTCGGAAAATTCGGATGAGGTGCAGTGCCATCGTTGTTCGACGGTGCGGGAACCCAAGCGAATCTCCGAGACGAGAGTGCGGGCGTAAGCTTTGACGACGTCCAGGCTGAAACCTTTCTCGGCGCGGGCATTGATGAAGTCAAGGAGTTTGCGGACCTTGGCCCCATCAGTGATGATGTAGTTGGAGTGGTCCTTTGGGTCGAAGTTGCGTTTGCAGAAGTTGCGGGCAGCGAGCATGCGGAAGTTCGGGACCCTGATGAGATCCGAGAGGGCGTTGGGGATGGTGAAAGAAAAATCTCCGGATGCGGTCGATCGGTAGATGTTCAACTCAAATTGGCTGCCATGGTAGGCAACCTTTTCGATGATGACGTTGAAGCCAAAAGGGGTAGAAAAACCCCCTGTGGTGAGGTACGACATCCAGGTCTTGAAGTCATGGGTGTAGGAGAAGGCGGTGTCGCCATTCCAGCCGAACGTGATCTTGCCGGTCTTGAGGTCGTGCCTGAAGTGGTACCCCTTTTCGTAGCTGGTCCACTCTTGAACATCCATGGCTTCAGTCGGAAAGTGAATAAAGGCTTTGATTCGGTGAGTGCCGTGGTTGCGCATACCGACGGCGAGGTCCTGGAAAGAGATGTCGTAGAGAGAATGGTTTGAAATGGCCACTTGCGCAGTGGCAATACAGTTCTGCCAACCATTGAGACAAAACGTTTCCGTCGGAATACCGGAGGCAAGATGTTGGATGTCTTCCCACATTTGCTTGTGGGATACGCCTCCGCATTGGACAGCGAGGGTCTGGGTGGCTGTCGGACGGTAGCCGCGAACTTCGTTGGACATCGCGGACGAAAGGTGGCGGCCCTGGTCGCGGGCGGAACGCAGCGTACAGGCATGTGGGTTTTGCTTCCCAATGGCTATACGGGCGAAAGAAGCCGCGTTGGGGCCGATCTCGATGAACGTGTCTAGGTTCTCGACGAACTTCGCCAGTGCAACAGCAGCGATGGACTGGTGCGCAGCGGCAAGCTGATGTGAACCTGAAGGGGGTTGCTGACTCCCAGGGATGATGATCATCGGGGAGTAAGCTTCGGAGAGCAGTTGGTAGTGCTCGGGGTCCAAGGCGACACGGACCTTGAGACCGTTCCGGTAGAGCTGGGTAAGTACAGCATTGTCGTGGTTCTCACGAGTGAGTTGGTTCGCTTTGCTTTGGAGCATTTTGAAACAGCGTTTAGGTAAGTCGGGCGGATTGTGCCGAATAGAGACAATCAGGCCGGACTGTT